TACAGTTCTCGGTAGAGCTGGGGACATGGCTAAAGATGCAGGAAAAAGTCTACTTCATGGGGCAAACGAATTCGCAAAAGCTGCAATTCCAGGTGTTGGGCTTGCTGAGAAATTATTTGGAATGGACGATGACGAAGATGATGAAAAGAAAAAGAGCGAAGACACAATCAATCAGAAATTAGATGCAATACAAAAATCAGTAAATGATACTGCACAAATTGCAGCTCAGTCAGGCGGTGGTGGAGGTGGTGGCGGAGGTGGTCGTCCACAGGCAGGATCAATTACCTTGGTGTTGAGAAATGACGAGAGAAGCGTAGCAATCTACACTGCTTCAATATTTGATCATCCTGTTGTGCATCCTGGCTTGTTCACAATGTAAAAAAAAAGGGAGCCGAAGCTCCCTTTCCAAAACATTAAAGTTTCGTATTACTCAGCTGCTAACTTATTGAAGTATGACAAAGCATCGTCATCTGATGCGCTAGTTGGGTCAGCAACTACCTCATCGATTTCTTGCCCTGCTTCCTCAACATTCTTATGGCGTGGCTTATAATCACTTCCACCACCAAGAACACGAGTCAACTTCGTCTTCAACTCATCATAAGTCTTGAACTCTGATGGCTTGAGGAATTCCTTGAGGGAATAAGCTGCTTTCCAGATCTTCTCAATTTCATCATCATCACCATCTGCAACTGCACTTACTGTGTCGAACTCAGACTTATCATAGTTGCGGTATCCCTCAACCTGACGAATCTTCAACTTAAAGTTTGCGCCTTCCCAGAAGTTAAAAGGATTAATTGCCTTCTCATCTTCAAACTGCGGCTCAATCTTTTCTTTGACCTTATCAAAAATCTTCTTACCGAACTTGTAAAGAAATACCTTACCTTCGTTCTCAGGCTGAGCTGCATCTTTGACAACAAGAATGTTGGCAATATAAGTCAGCTTGCGCTTCTGCTTACGAACGATTTCTTTATTTGCTTCGATCCCACTATTCCAGAGAGCACTGTTATGCTCGCAAACTGGACACTTCTGATTGATTGAAGTCAAGCAGTTATCAATGAGCCAGCCACCTGGTCCTTGAAAACCGTGGTTGAAGATTTGCACCCATGGCATGCCATCTTCACCATCAACCTGAGGGGAATCAAGAAAACGGATTACTGCGTAACCATTTCCTGCCTTATCGACTTGGGCTGACCAAAGTCGAGTATCGGCACCATTCTTACTTGTAGTACCACCTGAAAGACCTTCCAGAGCCTTGGTCAACTTGTCCATGGAGGACTTCTTCTTTAATGCACTAATATTCATCTTAGTATTTTCCTTGTATGTGTAGTATGTTTTGTATGCGACTTATTCACCGAATTCATCATATACCATTATATATTATACCTTTTGTAAAGTCAAGCCATCTACGATAGCTTTTTTATAGAAAGGGTCACTCAATGGAGCATAATGTAAAAAGAATGGTTTGTATTTGTTGAGCTTCTTGTAAAATTCAGACCAAATGAAATCATCCTCTATTTTAGTATTCCAAGCATCAGTTAGTTTCATATAATGATCTAGGATCACTAGACTATCATACTCTATTTCTTCTTGTAATACAAAATTTAATAGTTCGGGGAACTGACCATCTTTACATTTGATCAACTCCTCAAACTTGCCTCTTAGCAAAGGAAGATCGCTTTTGAAATTAATCAAGCGATTAATTTGCCATTTTTTCCAATCTTCAAAAACAGTAATTGCTTCTTCCTGAAGCATTCCAGCAATCCATGCCTTACCATCCCTCTTAAGAAAGTTTACAGCAAAGAAATAGGGAAGTTCATTTTCTTCGAACATTCTAGCAACTTTATGAAACGTATACTTGTCTCTACGCTTATTAAAAGTTTCAGGAGATGTTCTAGACTTCCCATTGTATGTAAAATAATCAAACTTATCATTCACGAAGTGTAGGCGTACTGCCGAATAAGTTTGAAACACATCATATCCATTCATATAGGAAGCTTTGATGTCCTTGGGAGATAACGTAGCACTTGAGCCTCCGATTTAATTTTTGATTTTAAAATATCATTCACTAGAGTTGCTGCTAATTCAACTTCTAGTCCAGTTTGTTCACAATATAAAGTAACAGCTTCAATATAAGAAACATTATGTTCAGCTGCTATCTCTTCAATCGCAATCGAGAAATTATTCTTCTCATCTTTAGTTGCCATTCAATTTCCTTATTTTATTTTTCCGCATAGAATTTATGCGGTCCGATTTGAGCCAAGAAATCTTTCTCTTTGCTCCATGCTGGGTTCACGCTCGTTGCGTGAAAATATAAAGCATCACTTAGTTTACTTAATGCAATTCCATTTAGCAAACTTTTTCTGGCTATTTCATATGCTTTATGATACGCTGTTGAATTTGGAGGACCATGCTGCTCACAGACCCATGAGAACTGACATGTTTCGCCAGTTTTTTGATGTACAACCCCACAAATAGTCGGAGCGAATCCTTCGCGTTTTCTATTTAAAGTTACTTGCGCAACTGCTCTCATTCCTTCTTCAGAATTTACACCAATCTCATGATAGATATTATCAGCAAGACATGTGGCTTCTTTCTTAAATGCAACTGTCTTCTGATAGTCTTTACTTAATATATCAACTCGAGTTGATAGACCATTGATCGTTGCATTCGTTTCTTGGACATACTGTTCATGCAGTTTTTGTTGTTCAGCCAATTTATTAATTAATTTATGAATCCCATATCCAGGAACAACGATAGTTAAGAATAATACTGCGAATAAACCCCCAAATTTGAAAATTAATTTTTCTCTGGTCTCTGATATAAATTCCATGTATATACTCCCATGGTTGTTTAGAGATGAAAACGGCGGTTGTTAGTTTTTCCTCCATTTTACAGCGAATAACTTTATAGTAATGCTGGTAAAAAAATTAAATCATATCCAAGAAAACCACACTCAGAAGAAACAAAACGTAAAATTTCTGAATCAATGAAAAATAAAGTGGGTTATTCTGTTACGAGGAAACCCACCGAAACCCTAGCAATTAACTACTGTTTAGGCAGCTAACGCAAGATCGTAATTGCTATCATTTGCATTTACTATTTTTGCGCTGTTTAAGACAGTCGCCTCTCTGGTAGCCCTTTGCCTATTACTCACCCTGTCGAACCCGATCATCCCCATAGTGGGCGAGAGAAGTCTCTTCGTTTAAAACTGGAGATTACAAGTTTCCAGTTCCCTTAATTTGGTGGAGATGGGGGGAATTGAACCCCCGTCCAAGACGCCTTTACTTAAGAGTGTACTACCATTAAAGCTGGAAATTATAAATCTCCAGTTTTTTTATCAATTATCCTGAAATGTAAAAGTTATAGAATTGTAGACTACTGTAGAATTTTCATTTAAGAATGCATCAGCAGCAGTTATCTGTGCTGGTGTTCCGACTAAGAATAACTGGCGACCAACATCATCATAGAACTTGGTCGCTAGTGTGCCATCAGGAAGATATCTCTCTATGGACGAACTTAATTGAGAAGCAGCGAGAGTTACGAGACCATCATCATAGATGTCTTCGCCTAGAGTTTTAAGTGCTATCTGTGCCATCTGAATTTCCTTAATTTGGGTAGGGATGCTCTCTATTTATTAGATTTACAGTTCCGCAGTGAGGACACCAAAGTTTTTCAGGAGGAAGCCATCCATCGCTGTTTGCAATAGACCACCAATTTTTACAATTAGCGCAAGTGAAATGCCAAAGAATCTCTTTATAAGTATTCATATCAACCGCGACACTCTATTGTATAGCTCTGTCAATCAAAAGTCAAATAGTTTTGACTTAAAGTCAAGTAGCATATCAAGACATTTCTGATAAGGTTCAATCATAATCTGAGCAAACTGAGCAGTTTCAACTGAGATCATCAATATAACACTCTTAGGTGCAACACCATAGAGTTCTTCATACATCTTACCATAAGCAGCACCCTGCATCCAGTAATTGGCTACGCCATCTTTCCTCTTCATTCTTGTTGATGTCTTAAAGTCGATAACAGCAAGATCACCATTGTACTCAGCAACACAGTCAGTTGTACCAGCCAATTCTAATTCGTCACTGTACATCGCACCCTCAATGACCTTAATATTATCTAAGCGATCCATTAGAGGTAGAATCTTAAGGAACATTCCCTTATTGAGAGGATTAACCTCCTCATTCAGGTTTAAAGTATTGAGCAAATAATCTTCACACATCTTATGCATAGATGTACCACGATTAGCTGCTCGTGTTGAAATCTTATTGGCTTGTTCGTGTCCAACTTTATCGCGCCATTCTTGGATGGCTTTTGCATTCACCTTACCTGTAAAGGAAGTAACAGATTGGTATTGCTTACCTGATGGAGTTAAATATAACCGACTTCCATCAACCTCAACTCTCTTCATCTCAGGCAAAGTCACAAAATCATGATTAAAAGTTTTCAACAGTTATTTTCCTTTTCAAATTTGTCAACAGCAACAAGGAAATCCTTCACTAAGCTGCTACGAACAATATCATTGGTTGTAAATTCAATATTAGTAAAAGCGTCCATCATCTTAGCAACACTGTGGAATTTACCTAAACCTGATTTGTCACCTTGCTTACGATACAAGTCAGTTTGACGATAATCTCCACAAAATATAATCTTAGAACGATAACCAACACGAGTCATAATGGTTGACAATTCTTCCCAATTCAAGTTTTGACATTCATCGACCATAATAATTGCATCGTCAAAACTCATTCCTCGAATAAAGCTGGTTGAGATGAACTCAACCTTATGCTGCTCTTTCAATTCTTCGTAGGCATTTCTACGCCCAAAGAATTGTTGACAGATCTGCATATAAGGTTGTTCATAGAGGGACATTTTTTCTTCAACTGATCCAGGAGTAAATCCCATATCTCGAGATTGAACTGCTGAACGAACGACGACAACTCTTTGAAAAGAATTACCCCTATCCAATACTTCTTGAATCGCTTTATACATAGCGATAAATGACTTACCAGTTCCTGCTGAACCAGTTAACATCACGAAATAATCGCCTCTATCATAAGCTTCAAAAAATAACCTTTGGTTTTCTGTCAGTGGCTCAAATACTTTCAAATCAGTAGGTTTGAATTTTGCGGTTTGCTTTTTATCAATTAATGATTCTTCTGGTATTTTTCTAGCCACATGTCACCTTCGGTTAGTTACGGATTTGGCAGCATCGGCTGCAATCTTAGCGTGTTTCTCAACAATTTGATTGGACTTGACTTCTTTGACGCTCTTGTTTTTACGATAATTGTCAGCCAAACGTGAGCGTGGATTCTGCTCACCAATCTTAGCTAGAACTTCTTTCCAAGTATTATCTGTTTTGGAATCTAAATGTTCACCGCCACGAGAACCAGCAATTGTTGGAGGAGCATCATGATAACGGTCAAGATTGGGATGCTTCTTAACGAAGTCATCATACTCAGAGATTTTCATCTCATGAGTTTCAATCTTTTTAGTTTTTTTATTTAGAAAAGTGTATTCCATAATATTATTTAGTCTCTCACTTTAATCGACTTGGAGTCGCATCACGAGTTAAGAACATAATTTTATGGTTCTTAGGTTTAAAATACTTCTTCACAATCTTAACAACTGTGTCCTGATCAAAAACTTTACATGAGAAAACGTCAAGATACATGTCACCTGAGTCATCCATCATGTGAGCGCAGATATTAGAAGTTTCAATTAATTGAACCAGCGTCCAACCTGCCTTCTCGATGTCATGCTCAGCAAAATGGACAACCTGAGGTTCACCATAAGCAACCATGTCAATTTTCTTAACCAATTCCTTGCAGAACTTTTTAATTCTTTCAGGATTTGTTACCATGTCACGATCACAATCGTGACAGTCAACCATGAGGTGATAGCCCCAGTGAGTATTGTTAGCCATTCATTTCTCCGAAATTACAGAATACCAAAAAGGAACTTCACGCCGTGTCCACTTTGCAAAGTGATGTTTATGGTTTATATAGTAGTTTCTGTATGCCCTTACTGTGTCACCAGGAACTTTACTGTCCTCTGGCATTGCCTGAGGAGGATCTACCCATGGTGCTTCATAATCAACATTAAATGGAGTTTCAAAAAGAGGACTTAACAACTCAATACACTTATGCTCTTTCTTATACCGATATCTATACTCATCAATTAGACACTGAAATAAATCAAACAGATAGCGATAGTGATCAATATTGCTTCTAGCCCATACTGCAGAGGGGTGGTTAATATGAGAAGCTTTGTATAAAACTTGTTCGCGGTCATCGGGCAACTCCCATTTCTTAGTTTTACGCCAACGAGCAGGTAAAGAACCTGTTACATATTTTTTACCTTCGACAAGAGTGCCATCTAGAAGACGATGCGCAGCCGAGAGCAGCTGCGCAGATTCTAGAATCATCTTGACCACATGCTTGTCGCAGTGATACTCTGCGGCAAGACGAGGATCTTTATCTAGATAAAAAATGTTAATTTTCTTTCTCCTCAAGAGTTGCGGATCTCATATCAGTGTCAATTTTCTTATTTCGCAACTCCAGAATCATACGATATTCATCATGAGTTGCGCATCCCATATCAATGTTACGCGTACGACGAATTACTGCGCCATCGCCCAAAGCACCACCCTTCGCCCAAGGAGTGTCATGACCCCAAACAGAATCATCAAGTTCCAACCGTTCGCCGTCAAAAGCGCACTTGTAATTCTGTAAAGCGAGACGCTCCTCGCGCTCATTTTTAGATATTGTACGCTTATTATCTCTGAAAGTCACGCCAATATCATCTCCCATTTGCTCAAGAAACAATTCAGCGCACTTTTGCTGTACTTCAGCATTTGAAAAGTTTTTCGTGTTCTTACGAACAAATTCCTTCACAAAGTGTTTCTCACCATCATAATCAATAGTAACATTATTCAATGATGTATCAGCAGTTCCAGTCAACACAGCGTAAGCATTCATAAACACATCATGAAACTGTTCAGTATCAGTAATCTTAAATGCGGCATTCTTAGCATAGAGTGCAAACCAAACAAGCTGTAATGCTGCAAAAATATCAGTGTTCAGCTTATTGTATCGATGCTCTTGAAATGATAGAACATCTCCAAAGAAACGATTTACAGTCTTAACTACAGTTGAGTTGATTGGATTGGTTCCAAGATATTCATTGTCCACGAGTTCTTGAATTTCTTTCTGACCTGCATGAACATTACCACCACCAACAGTTTTTAGCATAGCAATA